ATCTACTGTTTTGTCTGCATCTGCTTTAAAATTAAATCTTGCTGGTTTAAGTTGTTTTAGTCTTGTAGTTGCATCAAAAGTATAACTAACATTTTCTTTTAACCTATAGTCAGAGCTTGTGTTATAAACGGTTGCCGAGCCATCTATAGAAATATTACCAACTGCTCCATTACCATTCACAAACCCTATTACACCTGTGGCTGCTGTGACAAACGCACTACCATCACTATTTTTAGCTCGGCATGTCATTCCTATTCTTGCGCCATTGCGACCATCAAGTTGAAAAATACCGTTGCCAATAGCACCATCTGAATAAGCGGCTGTAGTGCCTACCAATACATTGCCATTGCTCTCAATACGCATACGTTCAGTAGCAACAGTTCCGAATCTCATATAATTGCTGGAATGATTATAGCCAATGTAGCCAGCTTGTAATTGTGCCGCGCCACTTGTTCCATCAGCCCAGCTGATATAGTTTTCAACATTGTTTGCAGATACAAGCGTCATACCGCCTTGATCACCACTAGAGATAACTAAAGTGTCCGAAGTATAAGAATCAGGGGTGGTTGTGCCTATGCCTACTTTGCCGTTTGGCGTTATACGCATACGCTCTGTGGCTACACTAACACCGCCTTCGCCTGTTTTAAAACTTAAATGCGTGTCAGAATATGTCCCATCATGTGTGTTATTAACAAAAAAACCTGCGTGCCCACCTCCATCAGCTATAGTTAAAGCTATATGTCCAGCGTTTCCTGCTTGGTGTGCTGTAACGGCAACTTGCGATATTTCTACGTCATTGCCTATGGGAAAACCTAACTCTGCACCTGGAGTAGTTGTGCCTATGCCTACCTGTGTTGTGCCTGTCGGTATAGAAATAACTGTAGCATCGGCATCATTCTTAATTGTTACGTCTGATGTTGAACCTTGCCCAGTAAGTATTAACCCTTCCGCAGATGTATAACCTATTGCAGCGTTGTCTCCTGCTGCTGTATCAGTTGTAGCTTCTACTGTACCGCCTGTAATCACTCCAGTGGTTGTAATAGCTGACGACCCATTATCTATAGAACCAAAACCAGAGGTAATACTTCCAGAGTTCAATGCACCTGTAGTAACAATAGAGCCAGAACCTGCAACAGGAGATGCTCCAATGTCTGACAATACTTCAGCAGCAGACCTGCCTTCTATAGCAGTACCAGCAACTCTTAAAAAGTCATCGTCTGCTACGCCACTCGTAAATACCGGCACATTGCCATTGCTAATCCCAGTAGACAAAGTAGCCGTCGTAGTGATAGCTGTACCATCTAAAGTCATAGCATCTGCTTCGAGCGTACCATCTATATCAGCATTACCAGAAACGTCTAAACTTCCAGCGTCTAACTCTCCTGTAAGCGTGATGTTTCTAAAACTCGAAACGTCTTTATTAGCATCAACTGTGACCGTTTTACTCGCCACAACTGTTCCAACAGCGGCCCCTGTATCGTTGTAATTTAACTCAGCTCCAGTTGACGTTACCGCCGTAGAACCTAAAGTTAATTGATTATCTGGCACAATTAATCCTGCCGCGCCATTTAAGATTAAATCATCGACTGAAGTATCCCAGGTCACATTAGCAGACGCCGTGTCACCATAAAGAATGACGTCATAACCCTGATCATTAGCTCCGACTGTTACGGTTGAATTAAGCTGAGTGGCTCCTGCAACTGTTAGCGAACCGCCAACGCTTGCCGCACCAACTAGCGTACACAATCCAGCACTATCAATAGTTACCTGGAGAGTTGGGCTGTCGCCATCACTTCCATCATTAGTATAAATTTGTAACTTGCCTTTTTGGTCGTCACTCGAACCATCATGCGAACCAATGATCTTAACCAGCGTGGATTCTTCCGAGCCTGACTGTAAGCCTTTCCATTGGATAGTGCTTTCGCGTCCACCATCTGAATCTTCTGCGGTGCTGTTTTCTAAAGTTACCGAAGGGCTAGCGTTAAACACGAATATATTATCGCCACTAGCAGAAGTAGCCGACGCACCTACAAGCTGGAATTTACTATTAGTCGCATCATAAGCAACCAAGTAAATACCGCCTGCCTGTATTTGGCCAGCGGCTAGTGCGCTCTGCGTGACATTCACGATTGCCACCGCACCAACTGAATCAATGTTTAAAGTTGCCGCGCCAGTGTTAGCGTGATTGGCTCTGAACATGTACGCATCGCCCTGAGCATACGCGGTCACTGTTCGAGCTGCCGCTAATACATAAGCATTAGAGCTACCTGTTGTGCTTTTAGTCGCGTTAATGTCCTCATACCAGCGTTTGACTCTGGCGAACGATTCACGCCAGCTATTATTGACGCCAGACGGGGCCATGTTCTCAGGCATACCATTAGGACTTGCCGAGTTGTTATCATCAGCTGTGACTGAATAATCTTTAATTTCTGCCATTGTTACGTACCTAATGCTCTATAATTGCTGTATAAATCCATCAAACCGCCAGCTATACCAAGTCCAGCGCCAATATTGCTAGCCGTAGAATTTGCGTAATCGGGCTGTTGCATCACATTAGTTCCACCAAAATTGCCAGATATTGCGTTTTGATAATTACTTAAATTGCGCCCTGGTCTAGTTTGATCGAACATATATTGGTTGTATTGGTCTGCTAATTGGTTTTGCGACTGCGTATCGCGTATTTGACCAGCGCCTAACAATTGGTTTGCGTCAAAATAATTAAGGCCAGCCATGCCTGGTATCTTGCCCATCGCCGAATCTTGTCGGCCTCTTTCGGTCGCGTAATTTTGCCCATAAACATTGGTTGCAAGGCGTCCTAAAGAATCGCCTAGCTCACGTTGCGAATTAGCCATCATGTTTTGATATAACCCTGAACCAAAACGGCCTTGCGCATCTGCATTAGCACCGATAGATGGCGCAACCGCTTCACGATAGTTTCGTGTGACATTATCAGCTGCTTGGTTATACATTTGGTCTAGGTAAGGATTTGAGTTTAAAAAATCGCCTGACAATGTTTGCCCTAGTAAGTTTTGGCCTATACCAATATTCGGGCTACCAGCCATTGCTGTGTTTTGTATGTTCTGCAATGCGGATTCGGTTGGCGCACTAAGATCTGCGACCATTGATTGTCCAAAACCTTTCGGGCCACCAGTTTCATAAAGTCTGCGTGCTTCTGCAAAACTTTCGTCTAAATACGGTCGTTGGCCAGAGTAAGGCGATGAGCTTGCGCTAGTAGTTATCATGCCTGGCGCGGCCATGTTAGTTGCACCCATATTTAGCGGGTTTAAATTTGGTCGATAATTGGCGTATTCAAGGGCCATGTCATGCTCCCATAAAAGGATTATAAAAAGAACGATAGTTGATTGGTGTAAATTGCATCGGCTTATAGCCTAATTCATACGGTATTGGCTGACGCCCTGTTACTGCTGGCGCTTTTGGCATTTCAAAAGGATTGCCGCTTGAGCCTGCGGTTGCAGTTGCAGTTTCATCAGGAAAAAACTCTCCAGCCGCTGATAGCGCGAGCTTGGTTGCTTCAAATGGATTGTCTTTTATTTTGTCTAAAATTGAATCTGGCTCTAAAGTAAATTCGTCGATGTAATTAGGTTGTGTTGCAAAAGGATTATTAACAGCAAATTGCCCTTCCCCAAATAACGTATCAACAACCGGATCGGGTATTTCTGGCGGTATAAAACTGTCGCTAATTAAAAAAGGATTTATATTGTTTTGCAATGTTGTGTCTGCCGTACCGCCTTCGGGAAACAAACTATTAGTTAATTGTTCCTCCGGTGTTAATATTGGCAAGCTGTAATCAGGGCTTACAAAACCTTGCCCTGGTGCTGTTGGGCTTAATGATGTTGTCGAGGCTGGTATATCGACAGTCGGCGGTGTTACAGAAGAAAAACCAGGAACAGGGTTAGCAACATCAAATCCTGGGATTGTATTTGTTCCTACGTAATCGAACGGATTATTTTCTGCTGCAACAAAATTATCGTTAAAAAGTCCACGATTAACATTTGGGCTGGTATCAAAGTAATTAACATCATCGGGACTTAAGGTATTTGCTATATAGGAATTGTTTAAATTTACTAATGGATTATCGACGAGCTGATTAGATGCGTTACGCCAGTTAGGAAGGTAATAGCCAGGATTTGTTTCAAGTGGTATACCATTCGGAAATAAAGGATCTGGTATTTGGCTAGTTAATGCACCCTCTAAATCAAAAGCGCCTTCAGGTATGTTAGAAGGCAAATTAGATGCGCCTGTCATAAAATCAGGTAATGCGTCTCTAATGCCTTGTATCGGGTTTCCTAATGCGTCGCCTATGTTTCCTGGTATATCTGTAATTGCATCGGGTAACACGTCACCTAGCGCGCCAGCCGCCGAGCTTAAACCGCCGGATGTAGTAGCGGCTGTCAACCCTGTTAATACTGGATCAAAATCTGTTCGCAAGCCAGTGGCCAATGTATTGCCTGCTGTTAGCGCTGTTAATTTTGCAATTTGCCCTGGGCTTAAATTAGCAAAACCGCCAGCACCTCTTACTATTCCCGCGCCATAACCTGCCGCTCCAGCTTGCGCTGCATCTAACGCAATATCACCAAATGATTTTCCTTGCCCAACACCAATTGCTGCTGCTGTTGCGGCCCCTAGCCCTGGTGTAATAAGGCTGGCGCCAATGGTTAGCGCTGGTGCCACAAATCGATCAAATATTGAGCCTTTTTTATTCTGAAATTTGTTTCCAGTATAGCGACCGCCGTAATCAAAAGCGTCAAAGGCAAAACCAACAGGCAAAGCATCACTGATCTGACCTGTTTTTAAATAATTCTCATAAGCTGCCGCCGCTTCAGGGCCATAACGACCACGCGAGCCACCGCCTTGCGGCCCTAAAAAGTCTTTCATGCCGTTCCAGATAGACTTATTGCCACCCATCTTAGCTTGTGACTCAGGGATGGGGCTTTCTGACCAAGGTTTTACACCTTCGGCATACTGTCCATAAGTTTCCCAAATATTCTGAAATCGGTCTGTGACGTTATCTAAATCGACGCCGTAATTTGTTGCGCCAACTCCGACCATATTGTAAGGCAGTTCTTTTGCGTCAAACTGAGCTGGGTTTACATAATAGGCCGCCGCTTCTACGTTGTCGGGTAAGTTCCATAATGGAGTCGGGCTAAAACCTGCTTCTGATAATGCATTAGCTTGGCGTGTTGCCGCACGATTTTCTGGTTTTTGTGCTTCTGCCGTAGCTAAAAGACCAGATAAATTATAACTAGGCTTAGAAATTTCGTTTCTTACAAAACCAGCCATACTAGGGTTTGTAACAAATTCATCAATTTTTGATAACGCGTCCTCTTGGCTTGTAGGTTGTGCATTATTTACAAAGTCACGCATCATCATTCCAGTGATGCCAGTGCTAGTGACTGTATCTAATAACGCTTTGCTATAAGGGTTGGCCATTATCTCAATCCTTTCGCTGCTATGTTGGCTCGAACGCCGAGCGCATGATCAAAACCACCGGCAATATCAACTCTGAATCGCATATAACGCGCACTCTTTCTCAAATTGTGTTGCCCTGTGGCGCTATTAACCGTCACACCTGACGAGTAAGTAATGTCTGAGTTTTGGTTAGCTCTAGTGGCCACATAGACAGTATTAGTAGCGGTTGAGCCTTCAACTAACGGCAATACGTTGTTGCACGTTAAAATGTTAGTGTTTTCGCTTCCCACTTCCTCACTTTCTAGGCGTGCAGTCAGCGCTGTTCCAGTAAAATCGCCCGATCTATGGCTGGTATTAAAGCCATATAAACCAGCCGCACCGCCTTTCCATAAGTCAGAATCAAGCGATGCTGGCAGATTATCGAGTGTATAAGTCGTGCCACCCACCGAATCTAACGAGTCCATCGTGTAACCTGGCGATAAACCATCAAATATAATTTCTGTGTCGATTACCGCATAACCCCAGCGCCCTGACTTCCAATCGTAAATCAACAGTTCATCATTACCCGATGCGCCGTTAGCATACGACCAGACTACTTTGGAGTTTGCGGGATCGATTGCAGATGAAATGGTGTAATAACTTTCTTTATTAACGCGTTCTAAGAACCAACGATCAACCTTTTGGTCACCTATTGGTGTTGTGCCTTTTCCAATGTCGTATCGCTGAAAGCCGGATTCGGATAAAAAGAAAACACTGTTGCCGTAACGCACCACAGAACCCTCAGAAGGCGTTCCAATTCCGACCGAAACCTCATTAAACGACCAAACTAAAGGAGGCCCTTCGTAGCGCATCTCCCATATCGAGCGCTCTTGAAATATCACGCCAATATCACCGCCGGTAATCGCCATTATTTTGCCGCCGTTACCGACTAGATCTTGGAAATCAGCTTGTGTAGAAGGGACAGTCCCCCAACTCGTTTCGTTATTTTGGCCTGACCATTGAACCCTAGTTGGATGCTCAGTGGAACCACTTAAAATATCACCAAGCACAACAAAACTACGGACAGAATTAATAAAACGAGCCTTTGGGGGACTTCCACCGAGATCGGCAAAAGCAGATGAGCCATCAATCGGGCCTATTTGAATATTATCTGCAAAATTGGTCGCAATAACTTGCGTCCCAAACTTTAAAAAATTCCAATTATCAAGCGTGTCATTGTTATAACCGCCTGACTTTGATTTATCGGTGTAAGTTCCACCAGCATATCGATATAACTTTGTTGCATCACCGGCAAACATCCGCACATTAGCGTCGCCATCAATCATGGCAACCGCGCCCCTAGCTTTATCGCTTAACGCTGTTGAATCAGTAGCAAGTGAACCCCAGGAGCGAAAGCCTGTGCCATGTGGTTGTATGTTCTGCGCTTCCGTCACGCCCGGCGAAGACAAAGCAGCTTGATCGGGTAGCCACTCGCCAAATTTTAAAGTCGTTGGTTTTATCATGGATTAATTGAATCCGTTTTTACGCTAATTGGCCCTTGATTAACCCGCCCTTGCCGATACGTTTCAGATGCAGACCAGGCAGCCACTTTGTATTGGTCTAACCAATCTTTTGAGGTTGCATCGTCTTGAGTAAAACGAAACGCATGAAATAAAGCAGCTGCTAAATACACATCGGGATAATCCGTTAATATCCAGTTTGTAGTGTTCGAAGCGCTTAATGGGGTAACTTTTGGAAAATAACTTAGCTCATAGGCATAAGTTGAGTCTGGCGTGCGGTCAAACTCTATCTTATCTGATATGGTGTACCACCTTGGCAAACCAGCCGCATCACGTTGATAAATGCTTAATTGCGTGGGATCGACGTAACGCATTACACCTGTCACCCCATTCGAGGTTAATGTCAGTCGGTACGAGTCCAAATAGTCAGCCGGTAAATCAAGCGTATTAGCTGAAGTTGAAAGCGAGCCTGACAATCGCGTGATGTTACCTCGAACGCCACCAATCTCCGGCAAACGCGGCAATGATGGCGCACGTTTTAAATAGGTTTCAGCAAGATCGATAAAATTATCAATGTAACTGGTTAAATCGTCTCGCGCAGTCCAATCGGCAATGGCTGTTTTTAATTCACTGTATGTCGAGATTGCCATGCTTTTCGTCTCTCCGTTATGTTATTTAAGACTAGCTCAGCGTGTACCGAGTCGCCCATCAATTCCAACCAACTGCAATTGCCCACCATCGAATCAAACTCTTTAGTCCAAGCCTCGGCGTAATCACAATCTTTAGTCTCAGGAAAATGCGGTATGCCAGCGGTGTAATGAATCAATTTAGGTTGCTCAATAGGTTTGTCGTAACCTACTGTAAAATTCCATTCGCTAGGCAACTCGCCAACCGATCCGGCCCAACTAAAATCACTAGGATGATTGTTTTCGTCGTTAATGTAATCAGCCGTTAATGTTTTGCACTTTTCATTGTTGAACACCATCATCGACGGCCATTCAAACTGATTTGCGCTTTTGACTACCGATACCGCATCATCTGGGTTAATCAATGTTTCCAGCTCGTTAATATCAGCTTGTAACAACATGTCAGCGTCTAAAAACACGCTAATGCCTTGGAAACCTGACAATGCAGGAACCAGGTAACGCGAATATGTAAAATCAGTTAAACCTGTTCTCGTAATCGGTAATGTCGGCAAAACCAACGGCACAATAGCTAATGGTCTGCTGGTTCGCCTGGTGATTGACCATTGCAACACGTTAAAGGCGACCGGCTGTCTTGGATCTATGCCTATATAAACTCTCATCCGACTTTAACCTCGCCAGTGCGCGTATCGCGTAAACTGTTAATAATTGAGTCTCGAATGGCTAAAACAGCGTTTTCGGTGCCTAATTCTGGTCTGCGGTAAAATCTTACCGACTCCCACCAAGGACAATCGCCTGCAATGCCTTCGTGAAAATGCGGTTGGTCGTGGACTAATACCATTGCTGGCTTGCCTAACGCTCCGGCTAAGTGATAAATCGTTGTCGGTACTGATACCACCATATCCAAACAATTAACTAATGCCGCCTGGTCGTCGTAATTATTTGACATTGAACCCCAAGGCCAATCATGAATCGTAATGCCGGTTTCTTTTTTAAATTGATCGATTTCCTCGGTGCGGTCTTTGTATTCTAAGCTAACAAACGTCGCATCGAGTTCTAATATTGGTTTTAAGTCATGCAGCGTAAGGTTTCTGTTTTTCCAGCCATCTGACTTGATCGCACCACCTGTCCAGGCGATGCCGATCTTTGGTTTGTTGTGTCCTTGCGCGGATAACAAACCAGTCCATTGAATTTCTTTTTGTCTGCGAGGCTTTAAGAATTTGCCTCGTGGCTTCATTTCCGCATAAGGCATGAAGCTCGCCATTGATATTTGATGCGTTGCTTTAACACGCCCTTTAAAGTCGCTAAACTGCGCTCCATGCACATCAGAAAACGGAAACGATAAACTGAACAGCGTTTCTAGTTTTGGGTTGCAAACAATCTGAGATGGCGTGATCGGACACGCTGACATATAGGCTATTTGATCGCCTAACCCTTGCTCGCCGTACACTAAAACGCTAGCGTCTTTCTCACCTTTCCACTCAGGCAGGCCATAATCTTGCAACTCGCGTTGCGTGGTTGTGCCTAATTGCGATCTGTATAACTTCCACCCTGTCTCCCAATCACGCTCGTGTAATGCAGCAAACGCCAGTGAGGTTTTAGGTTGGTGGTGATCTTCTAACTTTAGCGATAAATTGGCGTAATGCTTGGTCTTTTTAAAGTTATAACCCTGAACATACGCACTAGCTAATTGTCGATACACAATAGCTTTATTACTATCCGGCTCGTTTTCAGGCATTAAATCAAGCGCCTGGTGTAAGGTTTTACACGCTTCACTAGCTTCTTGTAATACCGCTTGAACAGAACCAAGCAATAACAAATTACGCCAGGTCTTGCTTTCACTTACCGCCGCCACCGCTATCGGGTACGCATAAGGCGCTTTACCAGCATCAATTAAAAAACGCGCTAATGTTGTCCAGGCTTCGTGATTAGTTGGATCTTGAGAAAGAACCTTTAATAAACCATGGCCTGCAAAATCTAAATCGCCGTATTCAATTGCTTTATCGCAATCAGCCAACAACTCAGACACGCCCTGTACCTGTTCTTAAATACGCCCAATCACGATCGTTTAATAACTTCTTAACCGCAGGCAGGTGATCTTTATTGTATATATCAACGCCTAGCTCTTTCTTCCATTTTAAAATAACGGAGTTAGGAACGCTCGCCGCGTGCCACCAGTTGTTTTTAATACCACGCTGGGCCACTTCATTTAAGCCTTTAGCGCCACCATTACCCTGATTCCTAGCAACTTTATTGGCTTCGAGTACCGGCGCCACGTCTTGCACTTCCGCTATAACGGTTTGCTTAGTGTGGTGGTCGTAATCGTGCCAGGTCTGAATACCAGTATCAGCATCGTAATCAAGTAGTCGTTTCATGCGTGAGTTTTAGACTTGTTGCCGAATGTCGCGTTTTTGCCCATTTGAGACATGGTTTTTTTGAAGTTTCCGGTATTTTTCATTGCTTGCTTACCGCTTTTTTTAAAGTTCTTTAATGAACCTTTTTTAGAGTCCGATTTCATAATTCACCTCATAGAATAGATAATGGGGGCCTTTCAGCCCCCATCAAGGGACGCGCTACAAATGGAGTTGCAACGCTATTTGCGTAGTGAAACGCAGGGTTTATGTAGTCGTGTAGATCTTTCCAGACGCCGCTTCGTTCAATGACGAAAGCGTGTACTCGGAAATAATCATAGACCTGTCTGAGTCACCAGTTTTACTTAGTGCTTCAGTTTGGATAGGTCGCAGATAATCAACACTCCAATAGTCCATATCAAGCGCATAAACATTCACCGCAGACATGAATCGGTTTGCCACTATTTGACATTGCCCGAAGTCTGAAATGTAAATGTCAGCCGCACCGACGATTGAACCTGGCGCCACTGGGCCATTAGGTTGCACATCTCGGAATTGAGTTCCGATACCTGCAAACGCTGAGGCTAGCTGCTTGTTTGCGCTTCCGCACATAACCACACCAGGATTACCGCCTGAGTTCCAGACAGCCGCTAGACATGCCTTTAACTGTGGCTCACTGAAAGCCGCCGCTGTTCCTGGAGTAGGAGCAGTTGCCGGAGCGCCAGAAGTTGTCGGAGGTGTAGTAGTATCCGCACCTGACTGAGCCTGGTTAGTTGATAGCCATGAGCCGATACCTGCTAGTTGTCTAGCTGTACCCGCACCGCCAGCTGTACCGATCTGAAGGCCGGTTAAAGCAACTTCCATATCACGTTTTAGCTCGCGTCCAGATTTTGAGATCTGATAGCTCATTTCATCAGCTCGACCCGCCGTTGAAACACTTTGCAATGTTCCAGTGACACGAGGCACTTTAGTACTGATCTGTGTGTAGTTACCTAGACGAGAAGTCGCTACCGCTGTGTCAGTAGTTGCGTCGTCGCCTTCAATATTAGCGTTTAGTGCTGCCGCCGTTAATGAGTCTGTTTGCCACTCATGAAAGGTTGCTGTCGCACTACCACGTTTTGCATTGGACAAAAACGGCGTATCCATAGGCGATATGTCGTAAATAATGTCCGATAAGTCCTCTCTCTCGCCTACTGCGAGGAAAGTTGTAAAAGTACCCGCTGGTGTAGCCATTAGGTTAACTCCTCTATTTACTTAGTCGATGTTTGATCAACGCCGCTGCATCTTCAGTTGAGCCTGATTTACGCAAACTCTTTCTTAACGCGCCTTCTGCGGTGACCGCTTGTTGTGCTTTCGAACGTTTAGCCCCAGGCGTTAAAACCTTAGAACCTAACTTAAGCACTTTCTTTTTAGCTACATCCGTCTTTCGCATAGACTTGTCGTACATCATCGCTTTGTGCGCTAACACAATAGTGCGGTGATCGTAGGAGCTGTCTACGTCTTGCTGGCTGTAACCTTGATCGAGTAAATAATTGACTAGCTCGGCCTGCTCGGCTTGGCGTGTTTCACTATTTTGCCACGATGGTAAAGCTGTCGTTAAAGCGCGATGCTCTCGCTCTATAACTTGGCTTAATTCTTTTTGATGCTGATCGCTTATTGCAGTTTTGTTTTGCTCATAAGCCTGCGCAGCTTGTTGGCGCATGGTTTGTAATTTGCCATTGCGCTCCTGAAATTCTTGTCGTTTAGCCGTCCATTCGGTCGGATTGTTGATACGCAAACTGTCCCAATCAACAGACTGAAATTCAGTTTGTAATGTTTGCTGCACCTGGTTCAAAAACATTGCGCCTTCTTGCGCTTGCCTTTCCATTGCCTCGGCCGCTTGTTGTTGTTGCGACTGTAACTCAGCTTTTAACGCTTCGCTTTCTTGCGCTAACCGTTGCGCACGCTCGTTATTCTGAAACGTGTCCTTCCATTCGCCTAAGCTAACCTCTTTCCTCTCGCCATTAGCATCGGTTATCGGAATTGAGACATTATATAAATCGGCTGTTTCTACGCCTAAATGTTCAGCTAAATCACTAATCGAGCTGACTTCTAACGCTTCTTCCTCTACCGCCTCTGCCGTTTCATCAATTGCTTGTGGCAGTTCTTCGGATTGTTCCGCTTGTTCTGGTTGCTCGGCTTGTTCTGCTGGTTGTTCTGTTTCGACCGCCTCTAGTTGTGGCGCTTCTGGCGCTGTTTCTACCGGGGCTGCCTCAGCTGGTGCTTCTGCTACCGGCTCTGGCGATAAACTCGCGCTAATACGTTCTTCGATACTTGGTTGCCTCTCAGCCATGATGTACTCCTTATCGCCTCTCAGCGTGTTTTATCAAGTTCCATTTGTGCCATTTTGCCGGTCGTCAATACGCTTTCAATGTGGCTAAACACCGAACGCGATGCGACTAACATCTGGTATATCTTTTCTCGTTCCTCACTTTGATTCATGCTGGTGGTTTGCCAGGCTTCTAGTAAATTGTTGGTAATCATTTCTCTAGTTTCAATGAACAACGGATTGCTCATTAAAATTTGCGCTTGGTGCGCACGCTCACGCTCTTTGATTAAATTGTTTTTATCCAATTTGCGTTACCTGGCCAGACTCATCACGAATAATAGGTTGGTCGCCTACCTGAATAATCAGCCCTTGTTCATCACGAACAATGGTTTTGGGCGATGATGAGCTTTGAGAAATAGCGTCAATCCGCTCGGCTATCTCTTGATTCTGCGCTAACAAACTCCCAATCAGCTCCCGCATTTCAGATAAGTCGACCGGCGATTCCGCTTTAGCTTCCGAGGTCACTAGCTTAGTGATGTTGTCTAACTGCGCCTTGTATTGCGCTACCTCACTGCTGCGCTCGGACTGCACCGCATCTAACTCTAAGTTCAAACGCGCTAGGGCTTGCTCGGTGTCTTGTTTTTCCATTTGCAGCTCTAAACTTGCGATCTTAGCGTCCGAATCGTTGGAGTTCTTAAACTGTGTTAATTGCGCTTTCATCCGTTCAATGTCGGCTTTTAACTGCGTTTCTTGCATGGTTAACTCTTGCTGGCGCATCTTTAATTGCTGCTCCATCTGCATTTGTTGCATTTTGACCTGGTTAGCGTCGAGTTTGCTTTGCGCTTCCATCATTAACGCTTGTGCGTGCGTCTTAGCTAACTCGGCCTGCACATCGGGTTGCGGTGGTGCAGGTGGAATAGTTCTAGGATCTGTAAAATACGCACTTGGCTCTAAGCCAAACGCATCGGTCATATCAGCTAACGATTGATACAGCTGATAAGGCTGTACGATGGAACCTAACCCACCGGCCTGTACTTGCTCCATCTGTTTCGCCATGATTGAATCGAGCGCCACCATGCGTCTTTCGCGTGATACCGTACCAACTCCCACCGTAATCGTGGTATTGACCCGCTCACGCCACTCGCTAGGGTTAAACGCGCCAAACTGGCCCGATACATTGACCACCATTTCTTTATCCTGGTGCGTCATTAATAGTTTGTGGATAAGTTTAAAGACTGTTCTAAACCCGACTTCAGCAACAATACGTGCAATCAGTTCGATTTTCATGCGTGCCGAGTCATACGCTAGGGCCGCAACGCCAGTATTCACATTAGCTAAACTGTTCTTATCTAAGCCAGCCACCTCATTGCCTACGCCTGTACGTTGCTTGCGCACTTCATCCAGGTAATTAACCATGTTATAGGCTTCTGGAGGCAGGCTATTGTGTGGCATTGGCGTGATGTAACTGCTTGCACCGCCATCGCCTTTAAACCGCACCACGCCCCCAGGTCGCGAGGTCAGCAAGTCATCAAGGTTGACGTGTTGATCATTAACTGCCGTTCGGCTGTTGTTTGCTAGATAGGTGTTATCGAGCATAGAACGAGTCAATGTTGATTTAATTAACTGCAAGTCCATTGTCAGGTCTGCAATCGACATACCGAAAAACTTGTGCGGCATTAAGATTGGGCTAACGCACGCAAACGGCACAAAATCAACTGGTTCAATACTTAATAATTGGCTAGATGATGAGCTGTAATTGCCACCAGCCATGCAAACTTTTAATAATTCTGCGATGCCATCGCCGTCCCTATCCACATCAACGTAGCACTCACTAATCCAGTACATCCGCATCGACTCGGTTTCTGAGTAGTCAAACGGCATTTGTTCATCGGTATCATTGCGCCTGGCTAACTCTTCCGGCGTCAATACATCGTCGTCAAACGGCAAACTGCGGATGGTGTCAATGTCATAACCCATTTGCACTAATTCAGTAAATGATTTTTGCGTTCGGTGGTAGCAGAAGTTAGTGTCCTCAGCGTAAGGACTCCTAGCATAACGCGCTATACCAAACTCTTCCGGCGGTACAGGCTCTATACGTATTCGGCCTTTTGAGGTTGTTTCCCTAAAGGTACAATCAAGCACGCCAGGCTCAGTCTCCTCAATCTCTAACAGCTCCCGCTCAACGTTTGGATCCATCATTAATTGGCCAAACTGAATTTCATCTAAGCCGGTATAACTTTCTTTTGATTCTTCCGGAGTATCATCCCAATATATTTTTAATATGCCGGTTTTAGACAGTAAGGCATCTTTCAGCATGGTATAGGTGTTGTAGAAACCGCGATTCTGTTTCCAGAAAACGTGATTGACCACTTCGGTTTCAATCTTGGCTTGCTCAATGTCGTCGCCGTTGACCGGATCAAATTGCACCATGTTATCCACATCAGTGAATATGCGTACTAAAGACGGCAACATCCACTCGACCGTTTCCATTACTTCGCGTGTTACAACACTAGAACGACCTTCGACCTCGTTTCCATAAGGCTCGCCGTAATAGTAATCTAGCGCTTCTGCACGCTCGTTTGATATATCACCACCATCACGCCCTGCCGCGTTGTCCATTTCTGATCGACATATCGCTGCTATTTGGTCGTCGGTTACTGGTTGTGCTTTAGCCATTAAACTATTCCTTGTTCGCCGTACTCTAACGGCTGCCAACTAATATTCGGTGCTTTAAACATCGCACCATAGCGAAACGAATCAGCGGCGTGAGACGCCCAATCGTGCTTCGGTTTTAATCTGAATGTTCTGTTCTTGTCGTCGTACTCGGCTCGATACTGGCGTAACGCATCTAAACCGCGCTTACACCGCAACTCATCAAACCAGCAATTCTTGAGCATCCGGCGTACTGCCTCGATGCCATCCTCAACTCTATCCGCTGCCATTACGTGCGGCTCTATGCCCAACGTCTGCAATGTTTGGACTCGTGTTTTACCTGTGTCTAACGATCTGGCTTTAACATCATGCGGGAATACATGGTGCGAATACTGATAGCCGCCTTGTCGCTTGTCATCAAGTAATTGCGTGTAATGGCTTAACGGCTCGCCTGAGTTCTCGTAGTAGTCAATTAGTCGTACTTCAGTCCCAACACGTTGAGCAAACCAAATAGCTGTACTGTCGCCAATACCTAAGTCCCACCAAGTTTCAACTTCTAACGCGGTATCGTGAGCCACTTTGCCTATACGGCTTTCTGTCTCTGCTTCCTCAAGCAATCGACCGTAATAGGAACCCATCACCGCTGCCTGCCAAGAACACTCAAACTCTTGTCGGTATTGTTCTTCGGACATTGCTTTTTTAGCAGCGTCTAATTCTTCCTGCTCGACATATCCAGTATCACTGGCTTTATGCAGTTTGACGTACCAATCAGAATCGTCTTTAACATCCTGATACATGTCATAAAAAGCATTGTGCCCCATTGGCGTACCAATAAAGATGGCACCACCTTTCCTATCAGCTAACGCTGGCCTAATTACTTCCGGCCATAGCCGTTCTGACATCTGCGCGTATTCATCCATCACGCAATCATCGAGATAGATGCCTCGCAACGTATCCGGCGAATCACCACCGTATAAGCTAATGCGTGAACCGTTAGGGAAATCAGCCCTTAACTCGGCTTCGTTGTACTTGATGCCAGGGATAGGTCGGGAGAATGTTTTAACCATATCCCAAGCAACACTCTTAGCCTGGCGATACAAAGGCGCAATATAAGCAAACCTTGGATTTTCTTTAGTGCTGGTGCAAGCCGCCTTAATCAACTCATTCACCGCAAACACCGTCTTGCCAAAGCGTCGATGGCAAACTAATAATTTAAAACGTGCTGGGTTGTTGTGGGCTTCGCGTTGTAATGGCCGAGGGCTGTAAGGTATTTGTATTACGCTCATTCTTTCCATTCAAACGTGATCACTGGCGGTTGGCCTTCCTCACCATGGATTGCTTGTGCTGGCTTCCCATCCACCCTATCGCCTAACTCTTTAATCGCAGGCAATTCACCATCCAATGCGAGTTCTAATAGCTTTTCAGTGACTTTGTTCAACGCATCACCACGAGAGATACCACGTCCCTCGTATTGCTTTACTGTTCGCATTAACGCTGCTCGATACTCTCGATTTTCTTTACTAGCGTTTTGGTTACCAGGTTGTGCGCCTCTCGACCTTACTGGTTCTTTTGTATCCATTTGTTTTTTTCTACAAATTATTGATTGAATTATGTTTTTTGTGATCCACGTGGAACATCACCAGGCTTTACAGCTCCAATACCTAGCTTTAGTCTTTGGTCCAGGTGTTGCGCAGTTATGCCTAGCTCTAAAATTACTTCTGCGTCCAGGTTGGTCTTTCTTAATCCTCATATTAGGATCACCAAATGTCACTCGGCGTACCTTCCCGCCTTCCTGAACAAATACTTCGCTTTTCTTTCTGCCATAACTAACGTCGCCTTGGCGTATTCTTCTTGGCTTGTTTAACGTAACCGTCCGACCTCGATACTCAGCCATTACTTGCCTACTTTTTTCATCGCAATCTTATGCGACTCAGTAAACGTCTTTCCCTTGCGCATGGCTTTACGCATTTCGGTCATATGTTTAGCAGTATGATGTTCTTTATGGCGTGCTAAAGCATTTTTCTGTCGTATTGTTAAAGCCATTAAACGTATCGTTTTCTAGGTTTTGCTTTTGGTGTTTTGCGAGCTACTTTTTTTGTGTTCTTTTTTGGTGGACGGCCTTTAACTTTGCCGTACGTTCCTTTTCCCATTAGCATGATTACTTCCTTTTTTTCTTTTTAACTGTTTTTGCAGCTTTTTTAAACGATTTGGCTGTCGGAGCGCCTTTTGTGCCAGGCTTCCTCATCTTTTCGTTAGAACCGGCTTTAATTCTTTTGCGTTTAGCGTGGATATTTGAATATAAACCTGGCTTAGCCACCCTTATCTCCTACAGTAATAAAAATAACTCATCGTCATCTAATAACTTCTTTTGCCAAGAATCAGTACGCATTTTAAGGCTGGGGCCAGCCAATCGGTTATCAATACGTTTGGTTTTGCGAGTAATTAATAAACCTAGATTCTCATCACCTAGCGCATTAGCTAACTTAGCTTCATCGCTTGTTTGCGATTTACTGCGCTCTAACAGCTCCCTTTCTTCCTGCGGATTCTTTACCAGGACACGTTGACCTTGTACTTGGACTCGTCGTGGGTATTTCATTTCTTGTTTTTCTTGTAGCCCTTAGCGTAAATAGCTCGGCCTTGGCGCTCTGCTTGAGCCTTAGTCTTGTAGACCTTGCCAGAATTACCCCAGCGATAACCGCCACGCACTTTCTGAACAGGCATTATTTCTTTTTGCCAAATGTAGAAACAGCCCAGCGTATTCCCATGCTCGCCGCGATAACTGCACAAAATAATGGCCCATACCAACTTGGGCTGTGTTCAGCTAGATGGATCCACCCTTGCTTTACATATTCTTGAGTCCAAGGCAAAAAAGAACCAATAAACGGAGCCACAACTACCGCCATCGCAACTTCATCTTTATAGCTATATTGGGTTTGCTTTAACGCTTCTAAATCATAATCGCCTACGGTTTGAGCCGCACTTTCTAATCTTTTTATTTGTGCGTTAGTTTGTGCTGATTCTAGGTCTAGCTTATGTTTTTGCTTTACCGCCCTAGTTTCCATGAAACCTTTAGCAATCCCCAAAACTGGGCCTAACAATGCTTGAAACATTAATAACTCCAGATAGTAGGTCGTAAACCTTCGGTGATTGTGTCCAAATGTAAAAAGCGGCCACCGCCTTTCTGCTTTACGCCAATTCCTGTAAAACCCATTGCCATAGAGGCTCTCAAAGTTTCATAAGCGAACGCGCGGTCTACAGCTAGGTCGATGGCCTTACCAGTAGTGTGCGGGCCTGTTTCGCCTGTCCCTGATACCTTACTGTTGTGTGATGGACACCGAAAACCAGACGAGACACGTAGTGGTTTGTTTAATTTTTCGCGCAACTCATCAAGCATCATTAAAAACTGCGGATCCATTGGCGCTTGTTCGCACCCGCATTTGCATTGCAATTCAGCTTTAGAAAAATACTGGCTACTGTCCATTGCGATCTATTACCCATGCACCAATACTTGCAAGCCCTGAGAATACAGCCAGGACAGCAGCGCCTATAGCCGACTGCCATACTTTTTCCCATCGTTTATTGCGTTTTACTTGCCGCTCAATCTCATCACGTAACCATTGATGATGTTGTGCGTGTTCTGAGGTGTTTTGTGATTGCTCGATAGCAGCAGCTATCAGTTGCGCATCTTTTTCACTGATAGCCATAAGCCGCCCACAAAAAAAGCCAGCGCGGGGCCAGCTTTTTAGTTAGAAATCGTAATTATAGACTTATTATCCGTATTTTTTCCGCAAACACAAGCATTTTTATACGTTTGCCGCATCCTACTAAAATACGATCTTTTAGTGGGATGACAAGCTAAACATCTTGAGGCCAGTTATTTAAGGTCTTTTATGTAATCCAAGTAATCATAAATTTCATTTAAAGCGTCATCGAGAGACTCTTTGTTTAGCAGTACAGAATTAATATGGAAGCGAACAAACTCTAGTAACAAAAATTGCATGTTTTCTCGGTTTATTTTGTTTAATCTTGCCATTAAAAATTACCTCATTTGATTTTTTTCCATTGTTTCTTTTTAAAGTAAAATTAACGTAACTTTCTTAACACACCAACAGCGTCGGCAATTTGTTCTAAATTTAGATCTTGCGGCTTATCACCTGACTGCAACATTTCTGTCAAAAGAATTTCAATTTGATCAAACAGCGACTCGCGCATAATTTTTATTTCTAAAGCGCATAATTTAATATTTTTAGTTTCGTTTTGCATTCTCGAAAGGTACACTAATAAAAATTATATGTATACAATTCAATGCTTTATGGACTTCCTCGGACTTCTTTGCAGTAAAGTTTATTTAGATCCTACTAAAACATGATCTTTTAGTGGGATGACAAATTATGTATTGACAGTATAAACTTTTAAAACCTTTTCCTTACCTTTGACATAAATTTCGTTTACTAAACTCAACACTTTAGCCGACGCTTTAGAAGTACATTCCCCAATTAATAGGTCTACTTCTTGTTCTTTAGTTGCAGACTCTAACCTTGCCGCTGTATTTACAGCATCGCCAATCGCCGTATAATCGAACCGAAACTTGCTTCCCATATTTCCTATTACTGCATTACCACTATTTATGCCAATGCCTATTGCTATTTCTGGCAGCCCTTCTTGTTTCATCTCTTGGTTTAAAGCCTCCATATTCTCTATTATCTGCAAGCCACAATCTATTGCTTGTTCTTCGTGGTCGGCTTGGTCAAGTGGCGCGTTGAATATAGCCATCATTGCATCACCAATATATTTGTCTACCATACCGCCATACTTTTGCACTGCGGCTTGCTGTGCTGTCAACGCTTTGTTCATGATATAGGTGACTTGTTCTGGGGGCAGGCTTTCCGACATACTGGTAAATCCACGAACATCAGTAAACAAGAACGTCGCATATCGCGTTTCACCCCCTAATTTTAGCTGTTCGGGGTTCTTTTG